GGCCACCCTGCAATGGCATATTGCATGGTGTGCTCCTTATTTATACATAACGAAAAACGCCTCGAGTGAAGCGTTATTGGTATGCGGTAACGCCGCGCTCAGGCGGCTTTGATAGTCATATCATCTGAATCAAATATTCCTGATGTATCGATATCGGTAATTCTTATTCCTTCGCTACCATCCATTGGAGGCCATCCTTCCTGACCATTTCCATCATTCCAGTCGAACTCACACACAACACCATATGCATTTAAGTCGCTTGAAATTGCTATAAGCAGAGCATGTTGCGCCAGCATGATTAATACAGCATTTAATACAGAGCCGTGTTTATTGAGTCGGTGTTCAGAGTCTGACCAGAAATTATTAATCTGGTGAAGTTTTTCCTCTGTCATTACGTCATGGTCGATTTCAATTTCTATTGATGCTTTCCAGTCGTAATCAATGATGTATTTTTTGATGTTTGACATCTGTTCATATCCTCACAGATAAAAAATCGCCCTCACATTGGAGGGCAAAGAAGATTTCCAATAATCAGAACAAGTCGGCTCCTGTTTAGTTACGAGCGACATTGCTCCGTGTATTCACTCGTTGGAATGAATACACAGTGCAGTATTTATTCTGTTGTTTATGCCAAAAATAAAGGCCGACTATGCGGCCTCGGAAGGAAGTCCAATCATCTTATTCAAATCTTCTACCCGTAAAGCAGGAAGTGCTGTACTTGCTTTATCTGCTTCTTTTGGTAGCAATTCTTTGCTTTCAGGCCAAACTTCAATAAGTCGCTTAACTGTTGTGACTGAGTTCAAAGCAGCCCATACATTTGATTCGATATCCTTTTTCTTGGCTTCAAGTTTTTGTTGCAATACGCAGATTTCATCAAACCTTTTTGTTATTTCGTGTTCTGCGTCAAACATGCATTTATCTTTGATCGGAGTAGGGAGCAATATATCTTTGCCGTTGCCGTCTTCCCCATATGAATGCCATCCAACCCTTCTGCCAGATACAGTCAGATAAATTGAAGTAGAACTAACATCGTATGAGTAAAATGAACATCCCATCTTTCCAAGTTCTTCACTTATAGCTACTAACTTGGATGATAACTGATCCACTTCCTCAGTTTTATTTTTACCGCCAAACGCAATAACTCTGGCGTCAAGTGCAAGCTGGTTCTTTAACTTTGTTACTTCTTCAAGTTCAGTGAACACCCCGGACTTAATTAAAGCGTTACGAGCGATTTCCTCTTTCATTCTCGTAGTTAAGCGGATTGATGACATATTAATTCCTCTCAAATAAGTGGTTTGCTGCCTAATTTCATTTTCTGGCGACCAACACAAGTCACACCCATTTCACTGCGTGGCTTGCTGTAATAAATTCGGTTAGTTCAGCCAATAAAAAACCCACCGAAGTGGGCTATGACCATTTTTTATTTGGATTTCGTTGGTGAGCGTGATTAACAACTCTGTGCATTACATCCTCATATTTTTCATCTTCAATTTTTTCGACATCGCGAGGAAATGGTGTTGCTAATGCTTTGTCAACTTTGTCCATTGGGTCTTCATTAATCTTATATTCAGGACCGTCATCTATAGCATTAAATCCAGGTGTTACACCGTTTTTTAATGCATATGCTATCCTCTTTTCCCATCTCGCTATTCTCCTCCTGTCTCGAGATGTAAGACCTCTATCAGATACTTTTCTGTTTTGTCCGCGGTCAGGATTAACATAAATAGTCTTTTTCACCATAAGCATACTCAATAAGCACCGTACGGTAGTTTACTGTACAATTTTATTTTTTGGACTGCATGTATTTTGTTTCCTAATGGGTTTGAATCCTTGTAATAAATACTTCTATTTTTTCGAACAACTTCTTCTTTCTTCTTGCAGCAAAGGCTTCCTAGTGATGCTGCTTTGTCTGCTCTGACGCAACCAGAGAGCTTTAGCGCAATTTTTCGCGCCAGTGCTTCATTACTGCGTCGCTCGGCAATAAGTTCTGCTCTGCGAGCTTTGTAGCGGCTTTTTGCCGTACCTTTGGATTCTTTCCAGACAATGGTTACCATGATGGTCTCCTTTAAGTGGCTTTGGCGCATGACGCGTCGAGGTGCTTATCTTCTCGATCGCTGTCTTGCAGCTGCAATTCGCGCCATCCCCAAAACCACTCAAGTTCTGGTCTCAACGGTTAGGTTGAGAGTTCGTCGATGTTAAAGAGCCTGCCAATCTGTTCCGTTTGGCTTCCAGCCTCCTGCTGACGGCTTAAATTTAAGACCTCTTAATTTGTTGGTCAAGTGCATTTTTGAAGAAAACTTAATTTTATGGGCGCGAATTTAGTTTGTCTTTGATTTTTAACGGGAAATAAAAAAGGGGCGAAAGCCCCTTAAGGAAGGTTTGCTAGCTTGGCATCAACGACAACGCCAATGATTTTACAGTTCCCATTGATTTCAATCATTGGGTATTGTGGATTGAGTGGTTTCAGGAATTTTCTACCGGCATCAATAACTAACTTTTTGAATGTCGCCTCGTTTTCTCCTTCAAGTTTGGCGACTACCAGCTTTCCATTACGTGGTTCGACTTCTGGGTCGACGAGAATAATCATCCCTTCAGGAATACTCAGTCCTGCCGGGGCAGTCATTGAATCACCTTTAACGTCGAGCCAAAAAGAGTCTTCAGAACAATCTACCGTTGTGTCGTACCAGTTATCTATTGCACGCCTATGATATGGCTCTACAGCTTCCATCCAACATCCTGCGCTTACCCAACTAATTAGAGGATACGAACCTCTTGGATCATGCCTGCTGTGATAGGCAATGTTTGAAAGACTATCCTCTCCTTTCAACAGGTAATCAGGGGAGCACTGCAAAGCCTTGGCTAAGGCCAATAGGTTTTCGCCATTGGGCTCAGTTTCAGATCGCTCCCATTGGGAAATAGCAACATTAGACACGCCAACCATCTTGCCAAGGGCAGCCTGCCTAATCTTGAGTTCTTTTCTGCGAGCGCGAATACGCTCACCCATCAGTTGTGTATTCATAGTTAAGACATCTTAAATAAACTTGACTTAAGATTCCTTTGGTGGATAATTTAAGTGTTCTTTAATTTCGGAGCGAGTCTATGTACAAAAAAGATGTTATTGACCACTTCGGAACCCAGCGTGCTGTTGCTAAAGCACTAGGCATTAGCGATGCAGCAGTCTCTCAGTGGAAAGAAGTTATCCCAGAGAAAGACGCCTATCGATTGGAAATCGTTACAGCTGGCGCCCTGAAGTATCAAGAAAGTGCTTACCGCCAAGCGGCATAAGTAAATTGCTCTTTAACAGTTCTGGCCTTTCACCTCTAACCGGGTGAGCAAACATCAGCGGCAAATCCACTGGGTGTGCCGCTATATATCAATATAGGAAAATTAACAAATGGCACAAGCAAGTTACAGCAAGCTAACACAGCGAGAAATTGATCGCGCAGAAACAGATTTACTCATCAACCTGTCAACGCTTACCCAGCGCGGTCTGGCAAAGATGATTGGCTGTCATGAATCGAAGATAAGCAGAACGGACTGGAGATTTATTGCTTCGGTCCTGTGTGCTTTCGGAATGGCATCAGACATCAGTCCGATTAGCAGGGCTTTTAAGTATGCGCTTGATGGACTCACCAATAAAAAACGCCCGGCGGCAACCGAGCGTTCTGAACAAATACAAATGGAATTTTAACAACATCCAGCGAGGTAATTATATGCGAAAAACGCAGGAAAATAAACGCGTTAATCACCGAAAAGATGTGCTACGTGACCAGTTTTATCAGGGGGTTAATCCAGCAATAGCTGTGCCACTGAGAGAAATACTTAACAGGTACAAAACTTCGGAGAAGTCAAAATGAGCATGAATCTTATGGCTAAGGCCATGAATATAAAGGTTGGCAACCCACTGAGAAAACTGGTTCTGATTAAACTTGCCGATAACGCCAATGATAATGGCGAATGCTGGCCTTCATATCAACATGTCGCTGACCAGTGTGAGGTGAGCAGATCGACAGTAAAAAGTCACATTAGGGCACTGGAAGATATGGGGCTTTTGAAAAGGGAATTCAGAAGAAAAGGAGAGCTTAACCAGTCAAACGTTTTTTATCTGACGTTGGATAATGCACAACAAATCCAACCAGAATTAGGTGGGGCAGGAGCTGACCGGGGTGGGGCAGGAGCTGACCGGGGTGGGGCAGGAGCTGACCTAGGGGGTGGGGCAGGAGCTGACCCCAGAACCTATCACTCTTTTGAACCAGTCAATGAACCTAAAAACATTAAGTTCGAACGTGTCCGAACGAAGTGCGAAAAATCATCTGACCGTCACGAAGAAACCGACAAGGCATTCGAGGAAATATTCTGGTGTGCAGGCATGCGGAAAGCCGGGAAGAAAAACGCAGCTTCGGCATTCAGAACACAGTTCAGGGAATGGCGTAAAACTACCGGGGGTACGGCAAGCGAGTTTGCCACGATGCTGGCAGAAGACATCGCATGCAGGAATGGTAAGCAGTTCGGATTCGACAGGTTGTTACCATCGAGCTACCTGAACGGTCAGCGCTGGAACGACGAGAAGCCAGAAACCATTCAACCACAAGCCAGACCATCATCCGCAATCACCGTATCGAAAACTGGCTACGTGTTTTTCGACAGGTGAA